AAAGAATTTAGAGATCGTGGGTTTACTAGTTACGACACAATCCCCGACTACCAAGACACTTATGCCAGAAGGCATTATCACGGGACACCATTCACTGAGTCTTATGGAATAAACGAAGGCCGTGATGGTTTTGGTATGCAAATTCCTGATGTTAATCCTCAATTAATGAACATTGCAAAAATAACTTCTAATGTTGTAGACAGTCCTGGGGTTGGACAAAATGAAGATATGATCCTTCCTACTTATAGATTTAACTCAGACATTCCGAATCCAGGAGCATTGTCAGATACTTTTTATGACATAGGGAAAAGCTTTCAAATTGGTGCTCTTGATGGTTATGGTTCAAACATGAACACTGACATGGCAGGTCGGGACATGAGCAAATTTTTACAAAAGGCTTATGGAGGTCGTGGTTTTGGTTATCAAGATACACTGGTGGATAGTCTTGGTGGTTTTGGAGAACTGTTGAGAGCTTATGATATTCTTGGTGTAACAGGAGAAGGTGATAGTTACGCTGACAAACAAGTAGCAGGCTTTTTAGATTATATAAACCAACCAGGAAATTCTTCTATTGACAAGGACGGAACAGGCGGTGAAAGTGCAATTGCAAAAGACAACAGCGTAAACTTATCAAACTTTTCTTCAGACACTGCCCTTGGCAAAACTTTGGGGGCTTTCAAAGGATTGCCTCCATCAGGACCATGGGGACTGGCATACAAAGCTGGTGATGTGCTTTACAATGTGATGGTTAATGACGAGAGTGTTACTGATGCTCTTGGCAATGCTTTTGGCTATGGTGTAGGTCAATCATACACAAATCCTGAGCCTGGATTTGGAAGTTATAGCAACGAAACAGGAATGGGAGAAGGCTATAAAGAAGGCGGTTCTACATCTTTGAAAGACAGTTTGCAAATCAACAAACCCAGAGCAACGCCAAGTCATCCTAAGAAGTCTCACGTAGTAAAAATCAATGACAACGGCCAAGAGCGTATGCTTCGGTTCGGTCAACAAGGAGCAAAAACAAACAAGAATGCAAAACAACGCCAAGCATTCAAAGACCGCCATGCAAAGAACATAGCTAGAGGAAAGACATCTCCAGCATATTGGGCCAACAAGGTCAAGTGGAAAGCAGCAGAAGGTGGATTAGCTGAGTACGACCCTGCCAAAATTGCTGCATTGAAAGAGAGTATGATGAATGGCTAGCGCGACGGACTTAGCACGCAACATACTAGGCCAAGGTCTTCTTTTAGGTTGGGGAGACGAGCTTGAAGGTCTGGTGCGTGCTAAGTTTGGTGATGAAACTTATGAAGACGCTGTTAAGCAGATACGCGCAGAGAACGAAACTTATTCAACAGAAAATCCTTACGGAGCATTGGCAGGAGAAATTGCGGGTGGATTCATACCAACAGTTGGGGCATTAGCTTTGACGCCATTCACTGGTGGATCATCTACAGCTCTTGCTGCAGGGAACATAGGCAGATTAGCAACGATGGGCGCGAGGAAGTTAGGACCATTAGGAACTGCAGCATTAGTTGGAGCAGGAGAAGGCGCGATAGCTGGAGCAGGTACGGCAGAAGAAGGCAATCGTTTACAAGGAGCAGGTTTAGGAGCTGTGATTGGTGGTGCGGCAGGAACAGCAGTTCAAAAAGGATCCGAGTTAGTAGTCAACGCACTCAACAAAAGAGCGATACAAAAAGCAGCACAGCAAGTTCCGGACGAGAGCGCATACGATCTATTGCAAGATCGGTTGGTGGAGAGTGGCGTACGCATGGACGCAGTGAAAGACAAAGGTGGCAATTGGATTGAAAACGAAGAATTGTTCACAGACCTTTACCGTGGTCCAGCCGACGCCAGTCAACTCAACGAACCTATATACAAAGCTGAAAGATCAATAATCAAAAAACTACAAAAGTATGCTAAAAATGAACTGGGCACGCCAGAAGATCCTGTGAGAATGCAAGCAGACGCCGAAAACATATTGCATTTTGATGGAGCAGAGGTGGAGCTGCGGGATAATTACTCTGCGCCCAGATACGACAGCAATACAAAATTCAAAAGATATGGAGAATCGCGTGAAGGTCTTACGTGGGAAGACGTCAGCGACAGAGAAATAAGAATTGAAAGAGCAGGACAATTATTAGACCCTGCTTCCGTGCGAAGAGACAAGGGTGACCTCCCTGATGAAGTTGTGAACAAAAAAATTGAAGAAACTTTAGAAAAATATCCTTGGTTGTCTAAAGTTCCTCCTGAAACTAAAATTTACTCGCCAAAGTCGAGTGCAAATGCCCTTGGCCAGATGATTGGCACCAGTCGAAATTTGCGTTTTGATCATTTGATGGATGAGATGAGAAACGCCATGGACCCAGATTCTAATTTGCCTGTTGACTTGCGCATTGATGCTGAAAAAGTAGAACAAATGAGCGTGCCAGCGATGATAAGGAAAGTTCACAAAATAAACGAATGGAGAGCAAAAGAAGCAGCAAGAGTTCAAGAAGAAGGGATGATGAAAACCCTACAAAACAAAAGTGTTTTCCAAGATGATTATTTTGAAGTAGATTTTGTAGATCAAAAAGGTGGCAAGTGGGTAGAGTTGCCAAGTTCAAAATCAGAGGACGGGCAAGTTTGCACATTCATTGGTGCTGCAGGAGGCTGGTGCACACAGGCTGCAAACGCTGCAGCTTATTACGCTCCAGAAAACAGGATGTCTAAATTAGACGTTTTGTTAGACGCAGAAGGAAGACCTCATGTTCAAGTCTTTTTGAAAGACAATAGAGCTTTTGACCCTGAAGAAATCGGGACAGAAGAAGACCTGTATAGAGATTTAGAAGAATACATGGAAGATTGGTATGGAACTAATAGAACAGCTGATGACGAAGCTGCAAATTTAGCCCAACAAGATTTTATAGAAGATTGGACTTCTGAAAACGAATACAAAATAGAATTGGCAAACGACCCCGCAAACCGTTTTCAACAAGAGTTTTCCATAGATGAAATAAAACCTGTTGGCAACTCACTAGGCAGCAAACAATCTGTTCAATACAATGAAAGAGACCCTGATTACGCTGAGAAGATTGCTAACAGCACAATGGCTTATTTGAATAACTTGTCCAAAAAATTTGGAGACAATTTGACAGATGTAACTTCCAGAGATTTAGACCATTTAGGAATTGTAGACACAAATAATTTGTCACAAATGTCAGAAACATTATTAGATGTTCCGACAGGAAAAGCACCAAGAGCAATCGTTGACGAGTTCGATGACTGGGCAAGAGAAAATGGAGGTTATGGAGACGGAAGATTTATCAAAACATTTGAATTGACAAAGATGTTTGGTAGTTGGCAAGACAGGAACTTCGCTGAAGGCGGTTCAGTAGACATTGATGCATTAATAGCAGACGTGCTTGGAGATTAACATGGCAGACGTACAAATAACAGAAGAAGAAATGACTATAGTTGAAATGCCGGAGGAAGAGCTAGAAGTTGAAGACACAGAAGACGGGGGTGCAATTATAAAACTAGAGTCTGTTTCTGTTAAAGAAGGTTCAGAGCATTTTACCAACATTGTAGACGACGTTGATCGTTCTAAATTAAGAAATTGCATCAACGATCTTTTGACAAAGATAGATCGTGACAAAGAAGCGAGACAAAAAAGAGACAAACAATATGAAGAGGGGTTGCGCAGAACAGGCTTGGGTGATGACGCTCCAGGAGGAGCACAATTTGCTGGAGCAAATAAAGTGGTGCATCCGATGTTGGTTGAAGCTTGTGTAGACTTTTCAGCTAGGTTCATCAAAGAGATATTCCCCCCAAATGGTCCTGTGAAATCTAAGATCATAGGTGAAACTGACAAAGAGAAAGTAGAAAAAGCACAACGCAAAACAGAGTTTATGAATTGGCAAGCCACAGAACAGATGGTAGAGTTTCGTTCTGAGTTAGAGCAGTTGTCTACGCAATTACCTTTGGGTGGCGGTCAATACATGAAGTATATGTGGAACCCACAACACAACAGGCCAACATCTGAGTTCGTGCCGATTGACGATGTTTATCTTCCTTTTTCTGCTACTAACTTTTATACTGCAGAACGCAAGACGCACGTACAATACATCACGCACATGGAATATCAAAAACGAGTTGAAGCTGGAATGTACGCTGACGTAGATTTAGGAAGTCCAAACCAGCCAGAATTTTCAAAAGCAGAACAAGCAAACGAAAAAATTGAGGGCAAACAAAACACATCTTACAACGAAGACGGTTTGAGAACAATTTACGAAGTTTATACATATTTAGAAATAGAAGATGATTACGGCCTTGCCCCATACATTCTTTCTATTGACAAATCTTCTGACAAACCTCTGTCATTATATCGAAACTGGGAAGAAGAAGACGAAAGACAAAAAGAATTAGATTGGATGGTGGAATTCCCATTCATCCCTTGGCGAGGTGCTTACCCAATCGGACTGACACACATGATCGGAGGGTTGAGCGGTGCAGCAACCGGAGCATTGCGAGCTTTATTAGATTCAGCTTACATTCAAAATGTTCCAACTCTTTTGAAGCTAAAAGGTGGACCAAACGGTCAAACTCTAAATGTTCAACCAACTGAGATAGTTGAGATGGAAGGTGGCGCACTGGTGGACGATGTTCGCAAGTTAGCTATGCCTTTGCCGTTCGCTGGACCAAGCCCAACATTATTTCAATTGTTAGGATTTTTAGTTGACGCCGGAAAAGGTGTTGTTCAAACTTCTTTTGAGAAATTTAGTGACCAGAACCCTAATGCGCCTGTTGGCACGACGATGGCGATCATCGAGCAAGGCATGGTTGTGTTTAGTTCTATTCATTCTCGTTTGCATTCGGCGATGGCGAGAAGCTTCAACATCCTCCACAGGATCAACAGCGCATATTACACGCAAGAAGAGTTAGATGCAGTTAATGCAGGACTTTCAATAAGCGCAGAAGATTTTGATGGCCCATCAGATGTTGTTCCGATAAGCAATCCTGCAATATTCAGTGAGGCGCAAAGGTTCGCTCAAATTCAAGCTATCATGCAAAGAGCTGCATTAATGCCTCAAATGTACGATCAAAGAGCTGTGGAAGATATGTTCTTGCGAACATTAAAAGTTCCAGGGTCTGAAGTTTTGAACCCAGTTCCAGGGTCAGAAGACAGAGATCCTGTAAGTGAGAATGTTGCTGCTGCAATGGGACAAGGTGTTTATGTTTTGCCTTATCAAGACCACTTAGCTCATATGGAAGTTCATCTGCCGTTTCTTAAATCACCTTTATTTGGTTCAAATCCAACTATAGCCCCTATGTTTCTTTATCCTATGGCTATGCATTTAAGAGATCATCTGTTGAATTATTATTTAGCTGAATCTCATCAAGCTGTGGACCAAGCTCAAAGAAGAAAAATGATAGGAGACGACGCAGAGCAAGAAGTAGAAATAATTTTAAGGGTTCAAAAATTTATAGAAGAGCAGTTAGGCAATTTTGGGCAAGAGTTAATTAAAATAAATGAAATCGCTCAACAATTCAAGCCAGAGATGGGATCTCCTGGAGACGAAGCTATGAAAATAGCAGAGCTGAGTGCGCAAATGAAGCAAAGTGAATTGCAACAAAAAGCTGAAAAAGACACTGCTCAATTGCAACTTAATAATATCAAGTTAGAAACCAATTCTAGAATACAAGAGTTGAAAATAGCTCAATCAGCTGAAATTGAACAAGCTAAACTTGCTGCGTCAGAAGCTGACAGAGTTCAAAGGACAGAGTTGCAGAGTTTGAGAGAGTTAGCTGAGACAGAAAGAAACAACGTAAGACAAATGTCTGAGACAGATCGTTTGAATACTCGTGAAATGAACGAAAACAAGAGAAAAGAAGAAGATCTTGCTGCAAGAGAAAGAATGAATTCTTCGGACAACATGACAGCAAAAGAGTTAGCTGAGATGGAAATCGAATCAGGAGAGAAAGTCGCTGTGAGCACAGGCACAGGCATAAATCAAAACCCATGATTGCGAGAATTTAATGACATTTGATGAAGAATTTGATGAAAAAATAAGAAAACAATTTGAAAAGATTTTTCAAGTTGAAGACAAAATTTGCGAAAAATGTGGTGTTTTGATGAGTGATTCCGGAAAACCTCATTATGTAAACGGTCATCTGCAATGCGCTTGCGGAAAAAACATTGATGAGTGCTGCCAAGGAGAAACAGCAAATGAGTTGGAGTCTTGATGTTAAGAAAAATTAAACCTAACAGCATAGAAACTAAAATTATAGAAAATATTGAAGGAAAATACGATTTGATTTGTTATAATGTTGCTGGCGTATCTGGAAGCAAAAGCTGGGAAGACGAAACAGCTTCAAAACTGGTTAAAAATGCCATATCTACAAAGTAATATACCACACTTCAAATGCTGGGTGCGGAAAGAATACACGTTTAATCATCAACAGTTTCATGGTGAATTTATTCATGGTATGGCTGTCGCAGTCACTACTATTCCTTGTAGAAGTTTGAGTTTTCAAATGATTTTTACAGGAGCTGAGACATATGACACTGATGAACCTAATGTTCATGGCGGTGCGATGTGGGCGAGAATGCCTATAACAGCATTAGTTGGTGATACACCATTTGATGAATGGCCTGTTCCGATGGCAACTCACGATGCACAACCGTGGGATTGTTCTTCAAGAACTCATAGTGTTTATGTATTAGACAGATGCACACCTTGTCCTTGGATAGCTAAGATTGATGGAGAACTTTATCCAGCAAAATATTACTTCACTGTCGATTACACTGATTCAGAAATAGGAGACGATCCTGCTCAACACAAGCAGTCTCACGTCTTAGAACTTCTGGATGCCGGAAAATGGACAGGAAATATAGTAGCTTTGCCAAACAACAGGGTTAGAGTTACGCATCCAGCGTGGTTTGAGCTGGGAGAAGGAGCACCAGAGTTTCGTCCATCACAACACATCCACTACAGCAAGTCGGATTTGGACTACACTTTGGATGTTAATCGTGTTTTTGACAATTTATATACGGAGAAAAATGATGATGAAAAGTAAAGGTTACAAAAGCGGTGGAGCAATAAGTGATTCTGAACGCAAAAGCATGGAGAAAAGCATGGAGAGAAAAACTAATAAAGCATTTTCACGCCAAAGTGTTAGTGACGCTATCAAAACTTTAAGAAGTTTTGGAGGAGCTATGACTAACTCTGAGAGAAAAACGTTAGAAAATCTTCTTGATAAACCCACCAAAAAGAGTATGGGCGGTTCTATGAAAACCAAAGGTTACAGCAACGGTGGCTCGTATCAAGGACAAAAGCAACGGTACAAACAAACTGGTGAAGTTTAATGTCAGGCCTGTATGAAAACATACATAAAAAGCGACAGAAAGTCGCTGAAGGCTTGATTGATCCTACTACTGGCAAGAAAATGAAAATGAGAAAGAAAGGACAAGAAGGAGCACCAACAGCTGGTGCTTTCAAACAAGCTGCAAAAACAGCTAAAAAAGCAAAAGGCGGTTCTGTTTTTAAATGGTAACTGAAAAACTTTTAAACAAACTCAAGGAGAATCAAGCAACATTTGCGCTTGATGCTTTGAAACGACCCCAACAACGTGATGTTTTTGAGTACGGGTATCGCGTTGGGATGGTAGCTGGATTTGAAGAAGCTATCAACGTACTCCTAACACTTCTGGATGAGGAGAAATATAGTGAAAAAGGATTATGAGAATGCATTGAAAGAGGCGTTTCCGGCAGTTAATGCAGGGATACAACCTTTTGGTAGTCGCATTCTAGTTCAAATAAGAACAGCAAAAAGCAAAACTGCCGGAGGAATCATTTTAACCACTGATTCTAAAGATACAGAAAAGTGGAACACTCAGGTTGGCAAAGTTATTTCTGTTGGTCCTCTGGCCTTTAAAAACAGGAATACGATGGAAAGCTGGCCTGAAGGACAGTGGTGCAATGAAGGCGAGTTTGTTCGCGTGCCAAAGTATGGCGGTGATCGATGGGAAGTTCCATTGGACGAAAAACCTATGGGTGAAAAAGCTATGTTTGTTATTTTTAATGATTTAGATGTCATTGGTCAAGTAACTGGAGACCCATTAAAAGTCAAAGCATTTATCTGATAAGGAGATAAGAGATGTCTGTAGAAGAAACTTTAGTTGAGGTAGACGAAGACGAAGAAGTTAAAGAAAATTCTGAAGAAGAGTTAGTTGTAGTAGAAGAACAGCCTGAAGAAGAACCGATTCAACAAGAAGAAACTGTTGATGAGGTTGATGATGAAAGAGAAGCGATCCGCGAGCGAAGACGCAAAGAAAAGCAAGAAAGAAAAGAAAGACGAGACACCGCGATAAAAAGAGACAAAACTGAGCTAGATTTTCTAAGGTCTAGAAATGATGACTTAGAACGACGATTAACTGTGCAAGAAAAAAGATCTGCTCAAGTTGAAGTTTCTAATTTTGATCAACGCATCGCACAAGCTCAAAAAGAAGCTGAGATGGCAGACCGTGTCATAGCGAAAGCAGTTGAGGACGGCAATGGGGGAGACGTAGCGAAAGCTATGAAATACCGTGATGTCGCTTTGGCAAAAATGCAACAATTAAGCCAGCAAAAAAATTACACAGCAAAACAATCTGAACAACCTCCTTCTGTTGACGAACAAACAATGTATCACGCCAAGCAATTTATGGATGAAAATCCTTGGTACGACAGTCAAGGTCGTGATGAAGATTCAGCTGTTGTGATGGCTATTGATGCAGCTTTGACTCGCGAAGGATTCAATCCTAGGTCAGAAGATTATTGGGATGAGTTGAGATTAAGGTCTGCAAAAAGAATTCCTGATAGATTTGATGAAACTCCTAAAAAGTCTGTTCGCAAAGCAAGAGGTGGCCCAGCCGTTGGTTCTGGAAAAGAATACGCTCCTGCATCTACCAGAAAAGAAGTTTACATCAGCCCCGAAAGAAAACAAGCATTGACAGAAGCAGGCGTTTGGGATGATCCTGTCTTGCGTATGAAGTATGTAAAAAGATATGCTGAATACGACAAAGAAAACGGATAAAACTTTTAACTTGCTTTTTTTGATGTTTGAAAACATAATAAAACTAATCGCTGAAAGGAGCGAATTGTGAAAGACGAACGAAAAACAAAATCTGCAGATGAAGGCCGTAACAACCGTGCGATGGTAGACCGTAATACCACAGAAAATCGGGAAGTTACTGAGGATGAGCGGGTAGAAATGTTCCGTCAAAATTTATTTCAGTCCAGTCTTCCGGACTTACCAGATATTCCTGGCTGGCACATGTGCTGGCTAACTACGACTAACCCTCGTGATTCTATACAGCAACGTATCCGTTTAGGATATGAGCCAGTTAAACCTGAAGAAGTTCCTGGTTGGGAATACGCTTCTATAAAAACTGGTGAATGGCAAGGTTTCATAGGGGTTAATGAGATGCTGGCTTTTAAGTTGCCTATGTCACTTTATGAAAAATTTATGATGGAAGCGCATCACGATGCGCCAAATCGTGAAGAAGGTAAATTGACAGAAACAGCAGAGTTTTTAGAAGAACAAGCAAGAGCGTCAGGCAGTAGTGTAAGTATGGGTGATGGTAATAAGGGATTGGGACAAGAGAGGCAGGGTCAATTTGATCTTGTCTGACGTGTAACAATTTATTAACCAAAAGGAGCTACTGCTATGTCAGCGACAAGCGCACCATTTGGCTTCCGTCCATCCTACCACAATAGTGGTCGAATCACGGCGAAAGCCTACGTGATTGCTTCAGGATACGCTCAAAACGTATTCCAAGGCGATCCTGTTAAATTAACGGACAACGGTGTTGTCCAACTTGCTACCAGCGATGGAACTCGATCGGGCTCAGCTGGAGGCGTCAAGATTTTAGGAATTTTTGCCGGAGTTCAATATCAAGGCACAGGAGGTAGACCAGAATTGTCTCCTTATTGGCCAGCTAGTGTTGCCGGAACTGAAATAATTTGTTGGGTCTATGATGATCCTGCAATCCTTTACGACGTAATGTACACGAACCCAATTTCTGGAACTACGATTCAAGCTTCTATTGGAAAACAAGCCGATTGGACAGTTGCATCTCCAGGAGGATCAACTCAAGTTGGTCTTTCAACCACTTCATTGACAGTACTTCAAGGGACATCAGGGCAGTTTCAAATCACAGGAGTTGCTGGTGGTGCTGATAATGCTTTGACAGATGCTTACGTCGATGTTACGGTTCGTATCAACGAAATGCAGTATAATGCTGCAGTTAACACGATAAGTTAGGGGAGGACTAGAACATGGCTACTCCAATGCGTAGTACCGACTTTCGTTCAGTAGTTGAACCTATTTTGAACGAGGTCTTTGACGGAGTTTATGAGCAACGAGCTGATGAATGGAAAGATGTTTTCCGCGAGCAACAAGGTATTCCTAGAAACTATCATGAAGAACCAGTTCTTTATGGTTTCGGGGCAGCACCTGAATTGCCTGATGGCATGGCTGTTACTTACCAGTCTGGCGGTATTTTGTTTGTCCAAAGGTATCTATACCATGTCTACGGTTTAGCATTTGCGCTAACTAAAGTCTTGGTTGAAGATGGCGATCACATTCGCATCGGTCAAACTTATGCTAAGCATCTTGCTCAATCATTGATTGAAACAAAAGAGACTTTAACAGCTAACATTATGAACAGAGCTTTCAATGCTGCTTTTACTGGCGGTGATGGGGTTGCTTTAAGTGCAAACAATCATCCGATTGTCAATGGAACATTTAGTAACATTCTGACTAATGCTGCTGCATTGTCTCAAACTTCTCTTGAACAGATGTTAATTCAAATTCGAAATGCTGTTGACAACAATGGCAAGAGAATTAGATTAACCCCAACTCAAATAGTGACTGGTCCAGCAAATATTTTCCAAGCTGAAACATTGCTTAAGTCTGTGTTGAGAACTGGAACAGCTGACAACGACATAAACCCTGTTAAATCAATGGGTCTTTTAAGCAGTGGTCAAGCTAACCTTTCCAGAATTACCTCTAACACTGCTTGGTGGATTCAGACAGATGCGCCAGAAGGACTGAAACTCTTGATGCGCAGAGGTTTAGAGAAATCTATGGAAGGTGATTTTGCAACGGACTCCATGCGTTACAAAGCTACTGAAAGATATACTGTTGGCTGGACAGACCCTAGGGCTGTGTTCGGAACTCCAGGAGTATAAAAATAACCCTGCCAGCATTCCTAAAGTGCTGGCAGGTATTTTTGGGAATTTAAATAGTGTGTTTGACAGTTTCCCAGCTGACTACATACAGACAAATGCACTCAACTCGTATGTGAGGAAATAAAAATGGGTACAACTACTTTTTCTGGTCCAGTAAAAGCAGGAACTATTGCAGCTACTACTGGAACAGACCTCGGCGTTAATGTAGCCAACGTGGGTTCTGTTGTAATGGCACAGTCAATGATGCCAAACATCACTGGTGCAAGCCAACTCAATCAAAGGGTCGCAGTTATTCCAAAAAACTCTCAAATTGTTGATGTGATATTGAACGTTACAACTGCTGGTAATGATACCGGAGCTGCGGTAATTAACGTGGGAACGGCAAACGATCCAGATGCATTCCTAAACGATGTTGATACCAAAACAGTTGGTACAACTCGTGGCACACTAGACACAGAGGCTACGAATGTCACGGGTACAGACAGAGAAGTTCTTGCGGATTTTACTGGTGCTACTGGTGACGGTACAACAGGTGTTGCTTCACTCACAGTGATGTATATCCAAAACAACAATCTCTCTTAAAGGGAGGTAAATCATGGCTGATGCAGTTACCACTCAAGTTCTTCAAGATGGTGAGCGATTATACATTGCTAAATTTACTAATATTTCAGATGGTACTGGGGAAGCAAAAGTAACCAAAGTTGATGTTTCAGGTTTAAATCCTAATTCTCATGGTTTAGCCTGTATTGGTGTAAAAATTTCTAAAATATATGCTCAGACTGAAGACATGGGTGTGGACATATATTGGGTTGGAGATCCAACACCAGCTAATGATG